GCCTCTTCCTAATGTTGAAAGTACGCCTTCATATAACTTAGGATTTTTCTTGTAATCTTCCCAGGAAATATCAGCATTATCTAACATTTCTCGTAATTGTAAATATTCACTATACTTCATAGCTATAATTTTTATTTTTTATATATATTTAAAACAAAAAAGCTTGAATATATAAAATAAAAAATACACTTATGAAACATGTTCGTGAATCACTTAATCAATATTATGATTACAAGTTCTTCAAAATGTTCGAAAAAGATGAAAAAGCCAATCTTAAGAAAAAAGAACAAGATGGTTTAGCAGTTATAGAAAAAATCAAAAAGAATTTTGAGGATTTCAAGAAAAATGCAAAAGGAGAAATTCTTAAATACAAAGAATTTTGGGAAGAAAATAAACAAAAGAAAGAAGGATTTACTGAAACCGGAGATGTTTATAAACTTTTTGATAGTGATTTTGTTGTAGGCGTTCTAGTATTGCCTGCTGAAACACTTTCAGATGGAAGTATAGATGGCGGTATGGGAGCAACAGATGAGCCAGAAGAAGAAATCATTGAAGGAAAGGTTCTTGAAGCTGAAGGTGATGGTGAAGAAGATCTTGGATTAGATTTAGATGATTCTCCGGAAAAAGATGCTACAAATGATCCTGAACAAAGTCCTGATGAAGAAATGTCACCGATAGGAGAACCTATAGCCGGAGATATGCCAAGCGAGGAAACGCTGTCTTTCACAGAACCCCAAAAATACTTTGTTGTGTATGACATATCTGGCGATGAAAGAGAAGAGATCTTTAGATGTGGTTCAAATAATGTTGTAAATGCTTTTAATGAGTTTTATAACGATACATTTAAAGCAGCAATGAAAAATATCATACTTCAATATAAAGCCAAAAAAGATAAAGAAAGAAAAGAAGTTGAGAAATCAGAAAAGAAAAAAATTGAAGCTAATAAAAATTCTAAATTCAGAAAATTTTTAGGAGAAAGCTCAATTAGAACAAATATGTCAAGAAATTCTGCAAAAGATTTTAAAAACATGTCTCAGGAAGAAAAAGATATGGCTCTAATAGAGGCAAGTAGACGTGGTCACACAAAAGCAGTTAAATCGCTAATAAATGCAGGCGCAAATATACATTTTTCTAATGATAGAGCTTTACGATGGGCAAGTGGTAATGGTTATGTAGAAATAGTCAAACTTTTATTAGATGCTGGTGCCGATGTTCATGCTTATAACGATGAGGCTTTACTATGGGCAAGTGAAAATGGACATACTGAAGTAGTTAAGTTGCTTAAGCAATATATGAAAACAAATGAAAGTATTGAAAGTATTAAAAAATACTTTGATGATGTAATTGAATGGATGAATAGCCCCGATGATGAATACGATACTAGTGAAAATGAAAAAAACGATAAAGAACCTCTTTTTCAATCACTTAATGACGAATTATATGAAAATGATTACGGATTAGATGACATTAGAGAATTTGACTTAGACACCGACAATATTGTATTTTGGAATGGAAATGTAATTCATCCTATGTCAGGATACGGAGGAAACTTTGACTATTTAAACATTGGAGTGACTCTTATTAAAGAAGCTCCAGATAAATACGTAGTTGAACAAAAGGGCGAAAGACGAAATGGAAAATTTTCAAGAGAAGAAAATCGACAAATTGAAAGAGGAGATTTAACCATAGATGAATGGAATATTGAGGATTTTGACTATGATGTAGACTATGAAATCGATGAATATAAAGAATTCGCAACATTAAAAGATGCAGTTGAATACATTAATAGCGATTCATGTCTTGATTATAATGGATAAAATATAAGGCAAAATTCTTTAAATTAAATGATTTGTGAAAAGGGACGAAAAATCCCTTTTCGTGTGTTATTTAACAAAACTTTAACAAGAATTGGCAGTATAAAATAAAAGATTTTGTTTATATTCAAATAAAAAATTAAAAACGTGGAACAATCAATCAAAGATTACATTGTAAAAACGCAAAATCTTCGTTATGAACTGTTTTCGCAAATTAAAGAAACCGAAGATCATGATGAAATTGATAGGTTTGATAAATTAATGTTAGAAATTGATACGCTTGCTGAAGAAATTATCCGCCTTCTTAATAAACATCAAGATGATCTAGAATTTGAGTTTATCATGGAGCAACTTTCAAAACTTGGACATGCGCCCAATCTTCTTTATGATGACAATGGAAACTGGGCAGTTGTAACATCAGGATTTCAAAATGCTGACTTTGGTGATGATACTGGAGACATACAAACTACTTTTTTTATTGAAGCAGAAGAATGGAAACCAACACCAAGAGAAGCACTTAAACATTATTTATCAAAAGAAGAATAGTATGATTACAGTTGTAACCACACATAATTTTAAAATCTTTAAACTGTTTTATACACATAAGCATCATCAATTTCTCAATAAACGTTTATTCTTATATGTAGATCAAGATGATTCTAGCGAATTTTGTAAAATTATTGATCCCAAAACTACCACAATTTTTGATAAAAATGATTTTAGGAAATATTATGGAAAAAATTATCTTGAAACATTAACAACATTTAGTAAGGTATATTTTCTTAATATGTTGTTAAAAGAGAATCTTATAGATGATTCATTTTATTTTACAGACGATGATGTTTTATTCTTTAATGACTCATTTGAAAAAGTTGTTGAATCTGAAAAAGCAATTTACGCAAAAGATATGTTTTTGAAGATTCATGAATATTATAATGAATGGCCCAAAATAAAAAATTGGATAAATGAAAACTATAGAGATGATTATACTTTAAGTGCTTGTGCTACAAATTTTTATTTTCCTAAAAATACTATTCCTGAATTACGAAAACATTTTACAAAACATTTCGATGAATGCATTTCTATTCTTTATGATGATAGAGAGTATATTCAAAAATTAAATGAAAAAAGTAAATCAACAAGAAATGCCAGTGCACAAGTGTTTTACATTGATACTCCCTTCTTAAATATTGTATTCCCAAAAATAGGATTAGAAAATTACACATTATCACAGATATATTTGTCTTTTTATTCTCATTTACGAGGTATCAAAGAAAAACTAAACACTATAAAAACACATGATATTATTGAGAAATACTTTTCAAAAATGAAAGAATATCCTGCGAGACAACCGCTAGTGCATTTTAGTGTTACAAATAAATTTCCATTAATGAGAGATTGTTATAATTATTTTAATGGGCAAAATTATGTGCATGAAAATATAGATGATATTCTTAAAGAAAATCCAAGAGAAAAAAAGAAGCTGTTAAAACCAAAAGTTAAAAAACTATTTTAACTATAAAAAATAAATTATATGAAAGTTGCTCAAGTATTAGGACGAGGCGTTGAAGGCGCTGGAATTACACGTTATGTAATTGAATTAGCTGCATATCTTAAAAAATCGGGTATCGATTTTAAAGTTTATGTTGTTGATGATAAAAAATGGGGAAGAGGTAAATTCCAGAATATGCCCGATTATGAATATATTACAAAAGACAATATAGATACATTTGCAGATGATGTCTTGAACAAGTTTGATTACGTATTTATTCATTCAGTTCCATCTACTAAACATTCACAATGGGCTCAAGACGGTTTTCTAAAAATAATGAAAGATCTTAAAACTAAAAAGATTATTTTTCAAAATGATCATAAAATAGCATCAATACATAGAAACGCTAATTTCTTTGAAATTTGCCAATTATGCGATGGAATTGTAAGCTTTAGCGCCACATCTCCATTCTTTAATAAACTTGTACAGCTTTTTGGAGAAGATATTCGAGATCGTTATATCCCGTTAATTAATGGTTTTAATTTTGATAATTTAGTGCAATATCGAAAAAAAGAACATTATAAGAAAATAACGTATCTTGGAAGATTTGCAACATTTAAACAGCCCGAGAGATTGTTTGCATTTCTCCCGTATGCCAAGGAAAATAACCTTCATCTTGAAATGAAAGGCGTTGAAAGATCTCTTGGTGCTCTTCACATATTTTATGATGACATTGGTAAAAAAATTCGTAAGCACGATATTATTGAAGTTAACAAAAAATCTATTGAAAACGGCATATTGCCAGCTGATCATAAAGACAGAAGCCTTAAACACATATACATCTGGGGTCCTTATGAATATGAAGACGGAATGGAGACTCTTAGTTCTTCTTTAGTTGGCGCAGATTTTTATCACTTAAATGCAGATGCCTATGGTAATAGTATTGAATATGCCATGTGTGAAATTATTGGTGTTGGTTGTGTTCCCATGTTTGATTATCATTGGGCAGAAAATACTTGGGTTTTTGAAAAAGGAAAACAAACTGATAAGAAATACATAGACTTAGACACGTATGGCCTATTTCTTAAAAAAGATTTATCAAACGTTAAAGAACTTGTTGAAAAAATAAACGATATATATTCTAACAAGGCTTTGCATAAAAAATACTTAGATTGCAGCTTAGAAGTAACACGGAATCACTGTGATATTAATTATATATATGCAGACCTTATAGAGAACATAGCAAAAGTAGAAAAAGCAAAAATTGTTAAACCCAAATCACTATTTTAAAACATGATGACAACTTTAGACTTACGACTTGAGTATCGATTTGATACAGGTTGTGCACCCACATTCGGTAAATATAATGTAAACATTCCGGGTAATCAGGGCGGCTGTAATTATAATGGTTATTTAAAGCCTGATTATGTCAAATGGCTAGAAGAACGTTATTCTAAATTACTAAATAAAGTAAGTTGTATTGGCCCTAGATTAGCTTATAAACAAGACACTGGTAAAGAATCTTTGCTTTCAGGATTTAGAAGCTATGAGAGATGGCTCGAGGAGAAAGTACTCCTATATGAACGTGCAAATAGATGGCTTGAAGAGAAAGTACTTCAACATGAACACACAAAACCATTATCTGAATGAGTCTTATAAACGAAAAATACGATAAGGTTGTTTGCATAAATCTCAAAGAGCGTCCTGACAAAAGGGAATATATGCTTGAAAGATTTGAACAACATAGTATTGATGTTGAGTGGTTCCACCCTGTTATATTAGGTTATGCTTCTCATTTCGTAGACTTATACGCTGATAAATACAACGATTTATCAAGAAATTACGTAAGATTTAATAAAGCATTTCCCAACGAATTCGGCACTCTTCATAGTCATTACTATGTTATTAAGACTGCATTGTTAGAAGGCGCCGATAACATTTTTGTTTTTGAAGACGATTGTGCTTTTCATAAAGATTGGAATGAACTATTGCCAAAATACTTAGATAGCATTCCAGAAGATGCAGATGGTATTCTTCTTTATTCTTTTATGGATCGCTTACTTCCTGAAAATATAAGAGTTAAACCAAGATGGACAAAGGGTTTTGCCAGTTGGAGTTTTATTGCGTATGGTTTAAATCGAAAAGCAATGGAAGGATACATTGACTTAATGGACAAGTGTCCTATGATTGCCGATAGAGGTTCTTGGGAAATGATGACTAGTAAGTTGTACAATTTTTATATTGCAAGCCCGCCTCTTGTCATTCCTTCAAAAAATTTAAGTTCAAATATTAGGGGCGAAAATAAAAATTATGAAAAAATCAAATCAGTTTTCTTGTTAGGTGTAAATGAAAATGACTATAAATAAAGAAAAAATAGCCTTAGAAATTAAAACACAAGACGTATCTACGAATACGGAAGAAGAATTTATTGCAGATGTATCACCTTATTTTCAGTTAAAATGGGATAAAAAAGAAAAGAAATGGACTAAGATAAGATTTTAAATTATGAAAACATTGTCTAATAAGCAAATTATTGAGAGATCATCTTTGTTTTTAGATTTATCAAAAAGTCTTTTAAACAAAATAGATCTCTTTTTGACTAATACAAACTTGAGCAAAAATGATCAAGAGTATTTAATCGAGTTAATGGAAGAAGTATATGGCCAAGGATATGAAAACTCGTCAATTGATGACACATTAATAAGTTAACTATATGAAATTTGCAACCTATGTAATGACCTTTGATCAAGGGCAATGGATTATGCGAAATCTTGAAAATGCATATTCACATGTAGATCATATCTATGTAATGCACAGTGAACTTCCCTGGGGACATAACCCAAGTGCTAGAATTACATATAAAAATAAATTTGATATTAATATCATTAAACAATCAAAATACATAGATAAAATTACTATTATTGAAGGAGATTGGATGAGTGATACAGATGAAAGAAACTATTGTCTTCAACGCGCAAAAGAAGATGGATTTGATTATTTAATGGTTCAAGATGCAGATGAATTCTTCTTTCATAAAGATTTTGAAAAAATACTCCAACTTGTAAAAGATAATCCTGAGGTAGACGTTTTTGCTATTGATCTTTATGCATTTTGGAAATCATTTAAATACATTATCATAAGCAATGATAAAGGAAAAATTGGTGGAACAAACCAAACAATTGTCAATCTTCATACAGTAAATAAGTATGATTATATACGAAACGTACATGGTGGTAATCACATGACGCTTCCAGAAGTAATCTGTTATCATGGATCATATGTATTGTCTGACGAACAGCTTTATAGAAAAATAAAAACATGGGGTCATAGTATGGATTTTGATAGTGATAAATGGTATAATGAAGTTTGGTTGCCTTGGACTTTAGAATCTAAAAATCTTCATCCTATTTGGCCATGGGTTTGGACTCATTGTGAAGTTTTTATGGGTGAATTGCCAGAAGTTATAGCAGATCTAAAATAAAATTTATATGAGTAAAAAGTTACCCATATCAATCGGAATATTGTCTTGGAATTCACCCCAAATATTAAATAATACACTTAATTCGTATAAATCACTGGGGTTATTTAATATTGTGTCTGAAGCGAATATAGCATTTCAGGAAATATCAAAAGAAGATATTGGACTTGCTAAATCATTTTCATTATCGTATATAGGATACGATAAAAATGTTGGCATAGGAAATGCATTTATTGATTTAGCAAAAAAATCTACGCAGCCTTATTTTATTACTTTAGAACATGATTGGGAACTTATAGAAAATGAAGACGTAACATTTAATAGATTAAACTTGGGAATTAAATTATTAAAAACGGGAATATCAGCTGTACGATACCGTCATAGAAAAAATCCCGGAGATCCTTTATATTCTAAAAATGTATATGAAAATAATGAATTAAACCACTATGAACCAATTACACAATTATATAGCCCGCATTTATTAGATTGTATTCATTGGAAAGAATCGCCTGAGATAGATTTTCCGGATAAAATTCAAAAGATAAATAGTTATTTTATTGCATCTAGTAGATGGGCCAATTTTACAAACAATCCATGTATGTATGAAACTAAGTTTTACATTGATACTGTATCTCAATTTGCAAATGATGATTTACATCTGGAGCCTGCAATATCTTACTGGTGGGTAAGACAAAATTTCAAAATAGCTCACGGTGAAGGTTTATTTAAACATAATGATTTTATAAAATTTTAAATGATAAAACCTAGTCATAGAAAAACCATAAAATAAAAATGGAAACTCTTAAAGTAGCATTTGTAGATTTTTGGCCTGAAATAGAACATGAAAATATATTTTTACCAATACTTGAAAAACATTTTGATGTACAGGTTACGCGTATAAATCCAGATATTGTTATTCATTCTATATTTGGAAGAATGCAAGAAACTCCTAAATATAAATGCAAAAAAATTCTTTTCTTAGGAGAAAATTGGAGACCAGAACAATTTGGTTCTGATTATTCAATTTCTTTTGACCCACATACTGATAAAAATTTTAGATTACCATTATGGCAATTCTATCTACTACTTCGTCCAGAATTACAGACGTTGGTATTTGATAAAAAGCCTAAACATGAAAAATTTGATAGGTTTTGTTCTTTTACGGTATCAAACCCAGGCAATTTTATGAGAAATAGTTTCTTTGGGCAATTATCACAACAGGGCCCGGGCAAAGTATTTTCGTATGGAAGATATATGACTAACGACTTAAGTTTACAAAAAGAATCACAAGGCACCTATTGGAGAGATGCTAAATATAATTTTTTCAAAAATAATAGACACAAATATAGCATAGCGTTTGAAAATAACTCATACCCATATTATTGTACAGAAAAACTTATGGATGCATTTTTAGCGGGCAGCATTCCATTGTACTGGGGGGATCCTAAAATTAAAGAAGACTGGAATTCAGACGCATTTATTAATGTTGGAAAAATTGGTGCAGATCCGACCATAAAAAACATCCGTGACATGGAAACTAATGATTCATTATTTTATAAAATATATAATGAACCTATATTTACCGAAGAACAAAAAACTAAACATATTAATAATATTACTAACTTTGAAAAGTGGTTTATAGAAATAATCAAAAATAAATAACAATTGCACTTATGAATATTTTAATACCGATGGCCGGAAGCGGCAAAAGATTTAAAGAGGTAGGATATACTCTTCCAAAACCTCTAATTGAAGTTGATGGTAAGCCTATGATTCAACGCGTTTTGGAAAATCTTCCTATAAAAGGAAATTATATTTTTATAATTCAAAAGGAAGATAACGAAAAATATAACATCACCAATATTTTAAAAAAGTTAACAACCAATTACGCATGTAATATCATTGAAATTGACAAAACAACTGAAGGACAGGCTGTTACGGCGTTATTAGCTAAAGAACTTATTAACAGCGAAGAAGAATTACTTATTGTTAATGCTGATAATTATTTCGTTTGGGATGTTGAACATTTCGTTGCAACAATAAAACGTCCTTATGACGGAATGGCATTTACATTTGAAGATAAATCAAAAGCAACTCATTGGTGTTTTGCAAAAATAGATAATGACAATTTCATACAAGAATTAGTTGAAAAAGTTCCTGTATCTACGCATGCATTAGCTGGTGCGTTTTATTGGAAACGAGGAAAAGATTTTGTTAAGTATGCTGAACAAATGATATCTAAAAATATTCGTACAAATAATGAATTTTATATTGGGCCGGTATTTAACGAAGCAATTCAGGATGGCTTAAAGATTTATAATTATCAATTATTTGATATGATATCGATGGGAACACCCGCCGAATTGGATAATGTTCGTGAATGGATAGAATTTAAGAAAATGTCTGCAAAGATTAATGATGTACTTCTTAATTATAATCGCTATGAAAAAGATATGCGAATGGTTAGATTAAATAAGATTAAGAATGCAATTGAAGATATTAAAAACGGTAAGCCCATTATTGTTGTAGATGATTATGATCGTGAGAATGAAGGAGATATCGTTATAGCTGCCGAAAAAATCACAATTGATAATCTTGTGTTTTCAATGAAATACGCGAGAGGTTTAATGTGTGTGCCTATCTGTTCAGAAACAGCAAATAGATTAAATTTGCACCCAATGGTCGAAAATAGTACAGATAGAAATGGAACTCCTTTTACAGTATCAGTAGATGCTCTTGAAGGAGTTACCACCGGCATGTCTGCCTCAGATAGATTAAAAACAATTAATACAATACTAAATAAGAATTCAAAGCCTGAAGATTTAGCACGCCCTGGTCATCTTTTTCCACTTAAAGCAAAGGATGGCTTATTAAAAGAACGTCGCGGCCATACAGAAGCCTCGATTGAATTAATAAAGCTAGCTGAAATGGAGCCTATAGCCGTTATTATAGAGATCATGAATGATGATGGCACTATGGCCAAGGGTGAACAGTTAGACAGATTTGCTTTAACGCATGGATTAACAATAATATCAGTAGAAGAAATTTATGAGTCAGCATATAACACGAGCATATAATAAATTTATAGTTGATAATAAACGAGGAGTGATTTCTAAGTTTAGTAAAGAAGAAAGACTTAAAGAAGAAATTTTGTATTATGAAAAAATACAAAATTACGAACGTGTTAAACTATTTTTTCCTAGATATGTCTTAGGCGATATTCACAACATTGAAAAAGAACTTCAAATTGAATATTTTGCATATGATAATCTTGGAAATGCAATGGTATCATCGATTTTTAATATAGAATTTTGGCAAAAAATTATTGCCATAATAAGTGATAGTTTATATGCATTTTCATCTTATTCTCAAAATGATAATTATTCGTCATTAGCAAAGTCAATGTACATCGAGAAAACTGAAAAATATTTTCTTGAGCTTAAAGAAAATTTTGAAGATTTTACTCGTTTATGTAATTACGAAGAAATTTGGATAAATGGACTACCATATAAAAATTTTGAAATTATCTGGGGAAAAATAAAAGATATAATTAACGAAAAACTATTAAACTTAAATAAATTAAACATTATACATGGAGACTTTTGTTTCTCTAATATATTATTTGGAATTAACCCACAAACAAAGCTTCATGTTATAAAATTTGTTGATCCCCGAGGAAGATTCGGAGATTTGGGAATAATGGGGGATCCGTTATATGATTATGCAAAACTAAGGCATTCATTTGAAGGAGGCTATGAATACATTATATATGATAAATTTAAATTAACGGAAGAATTAAATAATAGATTTTGGTTTGCATTTGAAAATGATAATCGGAAAAATATACAAAAAATATTTCAAAGCTATCCCGAATTTAATTCTTTAGAATCTAAATTAATAGAAGGACTTATTTTTATTGGAATGTGTTCAAGACATTACGATAGTTTGCCTCGTCAGAAAATAATGTACTGTACGGGAATTCAAATTTTAAACGAAGTAATTAAAGAATATGAAAATATGCATTGATATGGATGGGACAATATGCGAAACTAGATTGTCCCATCAAAATTATTTAGATGTTTTACCTAAGCCAGGAGCTATCGAGGTATTAAGAAAACTTAAAGCAGAAGGACACTATATAATAATATATAGTTCACGTCATATGCTTACATGTAATAATAACATAGGACAAATAACTGCTAAACAAGCTCATATATTTTATGAATGGTTTAAAAAGTATGACATTGAATATGATGAATTAATACTAGGTAAACCTTTAGCTGATGTTTATATTGATGATAAAGCTCTGAAGTATCAACAAAATTGGGACGATATATACAATAAACTACAAACACTTTAAATTTAAAAATATGGTAAACTTTTTTATTGACACAGCAAATATTGAAGCAATTAAAAATATTTGGGGAAAAATACGATATAACGTTAATCCAACAGATATGTTAGGAATTACTACGAATCCCAATGCTTTTAAAAAAATTAATTTCTTTTCTCTTCATGAATGGGAAATGCATTTATCAAAATTATGTGAATTGGTATCCAATATGAGAGAAGATGATAAGGGCGTAGTATATGTGCAAGCGCCAGTATCGATTATGACTTCAATGGAAATAATTTCATTTGCTAAATACATTAACCAATTCACTGATGGCAATACCAAGCTTGGACTAAAACTCCCGCCATTTAAGCATGCTCTTGAAGTAATTCCAATTGTTAACGAATTTATTGAAACAAACGTAACAGGCGTAGCGGATGTAGGTACAGCCTTATATGCTTATTCTTATTTTCCTGATTATATCAGTGTAATACCAGGCCGTATGGAAGAAGTGGGTATTGACGCAAAAGCTCAGGTTCGTTATTTAATGAATGCTAAAATGTCAGCAAATATTATTTCTGGCAGTATGCGTACAATTGAAGGTTTAAAATGGGTAAGTCAAATGGGAACAGTGCCAACAATTGGAGAAAAAGTATGGGACGAAATTTTCAAAGACTTAAATATATTAAATGAAATAGAATTTAATGCAGATTCTTTGAATCAGCCTATTCAACATTTTTGTCCAACTATAAATGAAGTTAATACTAATTTGTCAATAGCATTCTTTAAACAAATGGATGAATACGGACAACAGTGTTATGAAGATTATAAATTTAAGTATTGGTTATGAAAGTAGCAGTATGTTTAACTGGACATATGAGAACTTGGGAAGCTTGTTTCCCAAGTTTTAAAAGATATATTATAGATATTTATAATCCAGATATTTTTATACATACATGGGATAAGTTAAACACTAAAACCAATAACAATAACTATATAAATGATGATTCTGTTAATATAAATAGCATCATTGAGCAATATAACCCTAAAGATATAATCATAGAAAACTGGGCCGATGTAAAAAACAGTATTGAAAATAGATCAAAATATTTTATTAATAAAGGTATATATGATGATCCCGTAAATACAATTTCTCAACATAGAAAATGGTTTTTATGCAATGAGCTTAAAAATAATTACGAAAAATCTCATCAAATTTCGTATGAAATAGTGTTAAAGACTCGACCGGATGTCGTGTTTACTGATAATTTTATATTTAATGTAGATAATTTAATATATACTCCTACATTATATTCGTATGAAACTATATCAGATATATTGGCGTATGGCTCTTCTCATTTAATAAATATATACTGTGATATTTATAATAATCTTGAAAGTATTTACGATATATCACAGTTAAGGAGGTATTCTTTATTTAATCCTCATAATGTTTTGATGAATTATTTGTTAATTAATAACATACAATACAAAAAAATTAATATGCCTATTAATCTTTTAAGATAATGAATATTGCGTTATGTTTACAAGGACAACCTAGAAATTGGTTGCAAGGCTACGAACATTTAAATAGAGAAATTATTTCAAAGTATGATGTAGACGTATACGCTCATACATGGTGGTCAGAAGAAATGGTGGGAACTTATTATGATTCTGCGCCTTGGGCTCCTAAAAATTATAAAGTAGAGACTGATTTAATAAATAAAATAGATTCTTTGTATAAGTTTAAACAAATTATATACGAATCATCAAAGACGTTTATTCCTAATCGAAATTATAATATTTCGCGAAATCACGATGAAGTATTTAACTCATTAAATTCTAGATATTACTCGTGTAATAAAGTTTTAACGTTAGTAGAAGAATCTGCTATTGAATATGATTGGCTATTAATATCAAGATTTGATATAGGAATTTTTTCTCCTATGCCAGATTTACATAGTTTGCTACAAGATAAAATATATGTAAGTAATTATCATGGCTCAAAATATATTTTTAATGATAATTTGTGGCTATTTGGAAAAAAATATCATTTATTATTTAAAGGATTATATACGGATTTGGATTACGTTTATAATTTAATGCAAAACTTACCCGATAAATACTCAAATCAAATTAGAGGTACATTTCTAGAAGGAAAAAAATATCTTAATGGCGAAGAATATATTTCGTTTTTTCTACTTTTTAATAATGCTATTGATGACGTTATTCAAGATTCAAGATTTAATTATAATTTAATAAGATGAAAACTGCATTAATATTATCTGGGCATTTAAGAACATTTGAAAATAACGTTAATGAATTTAATCAAATAGCAGATGATTATAATGCAGATGTTTTTATAGAAACTTGGGAAAAATTGGGATTTTGGACAGATAAAGATTTTGGAAAAAAAAATGATCTTGGATTTGAAGATATATCTGATGATGTTACTCAAGATGATGTTAAAAATATAAAAAACTTAAAATACGTTAACATAGATATTTATGAAAATTATAAAGACAAAATTTTAAATGAATCATTAATATATGAAACATCAAAAATAGAATATGTTAGAGTACCAAATATTATATCACAATGGTATAAACGATGGAAAATTTTAAACTATATTAAAGAAAATTATATATATGATTTTCTTATTTTAACAAGGCCCGATGTTAATTTACTTCTTTCTAATAATATTAATATGGATGTCATGACATTATCTAATGCTTATACATCTCATGATGGTTTTGCTGATATTTTATTTATTGGACCAACAAATTATATAATGGCAATGGGTGAATTATACCCCCGAATGTCCGAATGTATCAAAGATAATGTTATATTTTCGGGACATTCAATTGTAAAATGGTGGATAGAAAAAAATAGTATTCCTTATATGATAAATTCTTATAACTTAAAATTAATTAATACGCCTGGCGGATATTGTAAAAAATAAATTTATGAAAATAGCATTTCATACAAATCAAATGTCAGTGATGGGAACAGAGATAGCAGTATTCGACTATGCCTATCATAATCAAACGCTGTTGAATAATGAATCTTTTATTATTTCAAAAAAACGAAATGACAATCTGCCTTCAGTAATTGAAAAATTCAAGAAGCATTTTCCTATATTCTTGTACAATGATTTTTCTGAAGTTGAAAAAATATTAGATGATAATAAAATAGACGTATTTTATGTAATTAAATCGGGAGAATATGATGGTATAATTTCAAAAGGCAGAAAAACAGTTATTCACGTAGTATTCGGGAATGCTTATCAGCCTCATGGAGATGTATATGCATACATATCCGAATGGCTTTCAAAACAAATGATGTACGGAATTCATCCTTGGGTGCCGCATATGATAAATTTACCTAAAGAACATGATAATTTAAGGAACAAACTAAATATTCCTGGTAATGCTATAGTTTTTGGAAGATACGGTGGATTTAATACATTTGACATTGATTTTGCGCATGAAGCTGTTAGGAATGTGGCAAAAGCAAGAAAAAATGTTTATTTCTTATTTGCAAACACTCAAAAGTTTTGCAATGAACCAAATGTTATTTACTTAGACACTATAGTAGATTTAAATGAAAAAGTTAAATTTATTAATACGTGTGATGCTATGCTTCACGCTAGAAGAAGAGGAGAAACGTTTGGAATTGCGTGTGGCGAATTTTCAATTAAAAATAAGCCTGTAATTACGTATGGATTATCACCTGAACAATGCCATCTTGATATATTAAAAGATAAGTGTATTAAATACTATAATATATCTGATTTGAATAAAATTTTAATGTCATTTGAACCATCAAATAATAACTGGGATGCCTATTCTTTGAAATATACACCTGAAAAAGTGATGCAAAAATTTAAAACAGTATTTTTATAAAAACTATGGATAACATTGTTGTAATATCACTAGAAAGAGCCGTTGAAAGACGAGAAAAAATGATTGCCCAAATAAATAATTTAGGACTTAATGCTGTCATAATGGATGCTATAGATGGAAAAGATCTTTCTGAAGAAGAAAAGAATAAACACTTAACATTGCCTGGAGGATGGCGATTTGGAGAAAAATTTATGCCAGGGGAAATAGGATGCACAATGTCTCATATTAAAGCATTAGAATATGCTAAAGATAATAATTGGCCTTACGTAATTATACTTGAAGATGATATAACAATAGCACAAGATTTTAAAAAACGAATAAAATTGCTTTTTAAATTATTACCTTCAGATTGGGAACATGTGTATTTATCGGGAAAACCTCATATAATTCCAATGCCAACTATACTATTATTTCCCAATGTTATTGAATCGACTTTAATGCAACAAACGCATTCAATGATAATTAATGAAATTGCATATAATAAAATTATTGAGAAATTAAATAAATTTGAAACAACTACTGACGATATTTATAGCGATATGTTAACAAAAAAAGAACTTAAATCATACACGTATTATCCTTTTGTGACATATGCCAATTCGGATCATTCATACATTTGGGGCAAAACAGCAGGACACAATATTAAAAATGAATCTCGACACTATTTTAAAGATAAAATATTTTAAATTTCAGTTATGAAAAAAGTACATATATCATTTGGAAACGAAAAATATTATAAAAGCTTAGATTTACTTGAAAAAACTTCTTTAGAAATAGGAAAAGTAGATCAATTTATACGATATACACAAGAGTGGCTAAAAACAGAAAAATTTTGGGAAAAAAATTTATATATTTTATCAAACCCACGTGGTGCAGGATATTGGATATGGAAGCCCTTTATAATACTTAAAACGTTTGAACAATTAAATGAAGGTGATTGTGTTCTTTACAGTGACGCAGGCATTAACGTAATAGATAGCCTTAAGCCTTTATTCGAATTAGCAAAAAACCTTCCCAATAATGGAAAAGTTTTATTTAGAATCCCAGGAAATCATTTAAATAAAGTTTGGACTAAACGTGATTGTTTTATTCTAATGAATGCAGATGAAAGTAAATACTGGAATGTTCCGATGACTAATGGCGCAATTTCTCTTTGGGTTAAAAATGATAATAATGTTAATTTTTTAAATGAATGGCTACGATATTTAAGAGATCCGAGAATAAGCACAGATGATAATAATATATTTGGGGCAAATCATTTTGAATTTAAAGATCATAGACATGATCAATCAGTTTTGAGTATTTTATCTGTAAAATATAACTTTGAATTATTTAGAGATCCAACGCAATATGGAAACGAATATATGAATTTATTTAATAATTCGCCTTATAAACAATTGTTTTATCACCATCGAAACTTTAGTTGCTAAAAAATAAAACTATGGATTTGTTAACTTTGCTACATAAAAACAATAAAAAGTACAGCCAAAGTGGTCAAGACGCTTTTGTTATTAATTATTTCAATAATAAAAGAAATGGCGTATTTATTGACATAGGAGCCAATGATGGAATTTCATTGTCAAATACGTATTATCTTGAAAAAGAATTGGGATGGACAGGGATTTGTTTTGAGCCTATACCGGCAATATTTGAAAAATTAAGTAAAAATCGAAATTGTATAACGATAAATGCAGGCATTGCGGATAAAAAATCAATAGAAAAATTCACATTTGTTAATGGGCCTTCACATATGTTAAGTGGAATAACGAAAGAGTATGATCCCAGACATTTACAAAGAATACAGAATGAGGTTAAAAATTTAGGCGGAGAAATTGTTGAAATAGATGTTCAATGTGTTATGTTAAATGATATTTTAGAAGAACATGAAATATATAACATTGACTATTTAAGTTTAGATACAGAAGGAAATGAATTCAAAATATTAAAAACAATAGATTTTAATAAATTTAACATACGAGTTATGAGTGTGGAAAATAACTATAATAATATAGAACAAACGAATTATATAACTTCAAATGGTTATTATTTTCATGGACGATTAGAAGCAGATGAAATATTTGCAAGAATAAAAAAATAAAAACGTTTTTACGCAAAAAAGAGGAACTTAAACGTTTAAGTTTATTTATTTTTATACTCATATAACAAATTTCCGCTATTAAATATCTTATAGTACCCTTGGCCTTTCATAATAGAATCTTCCGATTCATTTATATTTGCACCTGCTTTAACCAAGGCGTGTTTTTGAAATCTTAACCTATTTTCTCGTTTTCCGTTAATTACCCAAAAATATCCAGGACTCGTGTAATGAATAAACTTAAATCCTGCCTTTTGATATGAATTATTTTGTAAACTTGCCCAGTCACAATCTACATAGGAATAAAATGAACTTTTATACGTATCACAAAAATACTTCAATATTTTGCTTAGGCCTCCTATAACATTAATCCCTTCTTTATAACAACTTCTTAACAATTCATAATTTCCTTTGTTTTTCCCTAATTTTCGTTTTCCAAATAATGAAACTGCAACCAATTCATCTTTAAAAAATAATCCTACTTTTATAGAAGAATTTATATATCCTGCCAAATGATACTTATTGACAAATTCTCTTGCAGATTTAACATCTATTTCACAAATTATACAATTTCTAGCATATATAGTATCATTTAAATATAACACGGATTTTATTCTTGAGATTATAATTTGTTTTTTTGCGCTATCGCTCCAATCATCTTCCCATATATGAATTAAATTTATATTTTCGTTAGAAAAAGCTATTTTCTTATTTTTATGATATAAATCGTCTTTATACAACTCAGAGTGCCAATACAATCCATTATATTCAAACGCAAGGTTTTTGTCAGGAATATATATGTCAACTTCATATCCTAACATCTTTTTATTCATTTCTATTTTTCCTGAATACAATCCCATTATAACTTGGCATAATTCATCTTCGCCTTTGCTTCTATATTTTCTTTCTTCGGGAAAACATTTATAACAAATATTTCTGTTATTGAAATGTTTATAGTTTATAAGAACCCTGGAAATGTTATGTATTACATTTTGACATTTATTGCATTTTACGGTGAATATTTTGTCATTATCATTTTCTAAAATTGTTAAATCTAAATCTGCCACCTTTTTTAAAAACTCTTGTTCTCTAAATTTTTTTAAAGATGCTATTTGTTTTTGATGTATTTCTTTATTCTGTGAATTCCATTCAACACCGTACTTTTCTTTTAGCGTAAAAATTAATTTTTCGCGCCTAACTCTATTATTTGATAAATAGTATTTGTCCGATATTTTTTGTCTAGCTTCTTTAGTTTTAGAACCATTATCTACCCCATATCTTTCTAAACATGTTTTTTTGTTTTTATCGGGGTTATTATAATTTTTGTCACCGTATCGTTTTTCCTTTGTTTTATAAGATTTTTCTCTTGCGCCAGGAATATTCCCAAAATTAATGTTTTTCCCGTATTTTTCTTCTATTCTTTGTTTAGATATCGAATTTGCGTATTTTCCTACACAAGATTTATTTGAACAGGTTTTTTGATATGTGTGAGTTTTTGAATTAAAAGAGGCTTCATTAGAACAATAGATGCAATATTGTACTTCAAGATTTTCATATTGTATATAATAGTCTTTAAGACTAGGGATATTGTGTTCTTTCTTTATATGATAAATGAAACTTCGTTGAGATTTCTTTTTATCATTACATATTTTACATATAAACATAGTTTTTAATTAATATATTCCTGCCCCAACAAAGTTTTAATATAAAATAAATAAAAAGAGGAACTTTTAGGTTCCTCTTTTTTCTTATAACTAAACGGTTATGTTAATTAAATAATTGAACCCGTATTAGTGTTAAAGTACATTGTAAGGTATTGTGTCTCAGGATGGAAGCCTGCATCTACAAGTGAGTAACGTGTCTTGATAATTACCTTAGGAGCACCGGTACCTTCAGTGATAAGCTTAACGCTTTCAGCCATAAGATATGGAGCAAATATAACTCCGGGCTCATCAGTAGCACCTTTACGTCCAACAAGTACTCTGGTATCAGAATAAAGCATGTTAGGATCTACATAAAGAGTCATTCCAGCAATTGTTCCAAGAGGATACAATGAACCGTTTGACTGTGTAAATGTATTAGTCATAGGCGAGAATGTGTAGCCTGAGTTACTCTGAAGAGCGGTAGCAAGTTTAAGGTTAGTAACTATAAAGTTAGCAGGACCTCTACGACCTCTCTGCATGATAACGTTACCAGCTGCAAGAATATTAGCCATTACTCTCTTAATAATAGTGTCTTGGTTTTCAAATGTAGCACCAACTACAGATGCATAAGATGCAAAACCAGGAACTGTCATTGAAGCATGTGAAATAGTAGCTTCTCCATCAGGATAAGCATAAGCTGCCGTTGTAAGATTACCTGTTGATACACAGTTCATATTAAGGTTGATTCCTTCTGCAGCATTAGCTTTCAAGTGGTTTTTCCAACC